CAAAGCGCGGTGGGCTAACCCACCACACTCGCACTGAACGGTTTTCATCTCATAACTGACAAACCGATCAATCTTGTGTCCGTTTTCACAGACAAATCCATAGATTCTGTTCATTGCAACAAATCCTCGTAAGCTCTTTCGCTGACCTGTTTCAAATTCTTCAACCAAATCAAAATAGACAATTCGCCTTTTTTGAATTGTAAATCTTTCTCGTCCAGGACATTGCTGACATTGTTGATGGAATTGATCACGTTGTCAACATCCTCCATCAAGTCGGCCCAGCCAGGCTTGGAAAACAGGTCAAACCTGTCGTCGTAATATTTTTGCAGTTCTGGCGTCATCTTCCATCTCCAACAATCTGCCAAGTCAAATACGCCACCAGCCCGACGATGGACGCCACCAGCGCAGTCCATAGTCCAAAGTTGATGATGTCGCTGATTTCCTCGGCCCTGATTGCTTTAGCCTGGGCAGTTTCAGCTTCCGCTTTCTTTCGTTCGCTGACAATGCGATTACGCTCCAGCATGATGGCGTTCCATACAGCATCGTTACCTGACCAAATCAACATCTGTTTCAATTCTGCCTCTGCATCTTGCAGTTGTTTCAACTGCATCACCGTTTCAAACGCCACTGCCGTATCGCTCTTGGCAAACCCCTTGGGCTTTACCGCTGCCTTTGCCACCACATCCTTGGCCTCAAAGAACTTCATCAAATCGCCGCTGATGGCGTTGATGTCCTTGCCCATCTTGATGGCGGCTTGCACTCCTTTGATTGCTCCCTGGGCCACTGCAAATGCGGTTAGCGGGTCAATCATTTCTTGTTCCACATTTCAAACAGCGTTTTGATCTTCTCCTCTAACACTGCCACCCGCAAGTCGAGCTTTGCCAGGACGATTATCAAGGTGATGATCGCCAGCAATATAGGCCATGCCTTTGACAAAACGTCGAAGAAGTCCATTCATTTGCTGCCACGTTCGATCAACCTGTCCAATTTGGCATCCATGCGCTCAAGCTGCGCCCTTTGCAATACCGTTGCATCCCGCTGGGCCATCAGTTGAGTCTCGACAATGGTCAGCCGCTGCTCAATCTTGCTGACGTAAGCCAGCACCGCACCGATCACTACTATGGTGCTGATGACATGAGTCAGCTGAATTTCCTTTTTGAGATGCCAGCGTTCGGCTCGGCGCTCGGTGAGTGGCTCGGTCATGGCTGGCTCCACGGAGTTCCTTGGGCGGTTACGGGGTTCTTTTGCAGCGCAATCTGCTGGGCCAGTGCTGCCTCTGTACTGTCCTTGTCCACGCCTGATGCGTAGCACCAATTCAAGACTTCTTGCATGGTCACATCAGCGTAGGGGATGGTGGGAGTGCCGGGTTGCCATGAGCAGGTTGACCAGATCGATGCGGTGTAGCCCTCATCTACTGCTGTGGCAGTCCAATGTGCCGTAAAAATGAAACCCGTTGCGGTTTGGTAGTCGGTTTGAGTGATTGTCCAAGTGATCATAATGTCTCCAGTGCAGTGATACGGGCGGTGAGTTGGGTGATGAGGGCTTGTTGTTCTTGCATTGCCGCTGTCAGTATGGCGACCAAGAAGCTGGTGTCGATGCCCTGTGATTTGATTGAGCCATCTTCATTAACAGCATCTTTTTCACCTGTTACGCACTGAGGCACAACTTCAGCAAGTTCGTGAGCAATGAAGCCTTCACCGTCAGAGCCGTCTGCTTTCCACTTGTAAGTCACAGGCTTGAGCGCAGCAACCTTAACAAGAGCGCCGCTCATGGGCGCGATGTTGTCTTTCAGGCGGTAGTCTGAGGAGGTGGCGTAGGTTGTAACAGAGCCGTTGGTGGAAATTGAACCAACTGTGTCATTACCATTTTTAAAAATCCAATGGTTATATGTTGAAGTTGAAGAACCGGATGAAGAAATATTACCTCCACCTGTTCCAATAAGTTGAAGCCCTGAAACAGTAGAACTAGGTGTTGATGTGCAGGTTAATAGCAATGTACCTGCGGAGGAGATACGGGCGCGTTCTGTGTTGTTGGTGGCAAAAAGCAGGTTTGCATTTGCTCCGTTGTTAATAGAAGCATCACCGCTTGAATTGTATTGCCCAAACGAAAAACCTGTGGCTGAGCCTGTGTAACGCTGAAGAATTTGACTTGCGCCAACAACTTCAAGTCTTCCTCCCGGCGAAGCAGTACCAATACCCAAGTTACCGCTTGCATCCAGCGTCAAGCTGGTCGCTGGCGCACTGCCTGAGAAGCTATATCCTGTGCCGCTTGTGCCGCCGCTTAATGTGCCCGTAGCACTCAGCGTCCCGGTGACTGCTTGTCCTGCGGAGGAGATTTCAACAGAGGCAACACTACTCGCTCCAAGCACCAAAGCGGGTGCGCCTGCAATACAATAACCTTTGTCGTTTCCCTGCAAGTAGCCGACAGACATTTTTCCCGTGCCGGTAGAGTTTCCATAAACTGTTTCAGCACCAGTCGCATTCCCGCGAAGTTCGTATGCAAGAGTGCTTACAGAAAGCAGATGAGTTACAGCACCGCCTTGTTGAACCTCGCCCGTTACGTCAAGGGTGCTAGAAAATGTTCCCGTAGTAAACGCACCCGCCAGCGGATTACTTGCACCAATCACTACGTTGTTGATCTGATTGCCGCCACCTGATACTGTGCCGCCAAGGGCAAGTGTGCTTGAGAGAGTTGTTGCACCTGTTACTGTCAGCGCACCGCCAAACGTAGCATTAGCCCCATTCCAGTAGGCTCTTGGATTACCATCCCCATCGCTTAACACGACATAGTTGCTGGCAGTGCGAATGTCTAGGCCACCTTGGTTGCCTGAGTACGCACCGATGATGGTGTTCTTAGTCCCGGTCGTGATGGTTGAGCCTGCGCCATACCCGATGGCGGTATTGGTTGCGTCTACATTTGTGCTTGCTGTGCCTGTTCCAGAACCTGCGCCAGTTGCAGTAAACACAACTCCAACAGTATTGGCAGATGCACCAATAGCAACAAAGTTGGTCGTGCCAACTGTAAGTATGGTGTAGCTTGTAGCACTAACAAATGCACCAGCACTAACAATAGGTGGGGTGTAAGTAATGAGTGCTTGAGCGCCTATAGCGGTATTGCGACTTCCAGTGGCATTTGATTGCATTGCAGCAGCCCCAGAAACCGTGTTGCTACTGCCTGAAATGTTGTATTGCAGCGAACTAGCGCCCGTGGCAACATTAGAGTCGCCAAGGGTGTTGTAGTACAACGCGCTCGACCCACTAGCCGTATTTCCATAGCCGCTGATATTTTCGTGCAGCGCAGCATTTCCAGTAGCCGTGTTCGAGTAGCCTGTGGTGTTGACGCGCAAAGCCTCATAACCCAAGGCCGAGTTAAATATCCCATTGATGTTGAACAATAAAGCACCAAAACCGACTGCCGTATTTGTTGCTACAGCACCGGAACCAAGCCCAACAGTCATACCTTCAATAACAGCACCAGCAGTCAGCGTGGAGACACCTGTCACGGCAAGAGTTGTGGATGCTGTAATTCTCTTTGCCGCTAGGGTAGTGTTGGCAACAGTAAGAGTACCAGTGGCAGCACCAATGTTTACGGCAGTGGCTGCACCGCCAACGTTAAGAGTGGTGGATACGGTGTTGAAAGCACTTTGAGTTGCTGCACCAACCAGAGCGCCAGTGGTGGTGATGGCTCCAACTCCGAGAGTCCCTACACCCGCCATGTTTCCAGTGGTGTCGGCAATGGTCACTACGCTGTTTTGTACCAGCTTGCCAGTGGTGCCATCAAAGCGGACAATGGCGTTGTCGGTTGAGGATATTGGGCCTGCAACATCGCCGCTGCTGCCAGCACTGCCGCCGCCTTGTCTCAACTCAACAAGCTGGCGCTCTAACTCAGGCGGCACAACTTCGCCGACATTGATTTGCTGACCAGAGGACAGGCTGATGACCAGTGAGCCATCAAAGTCAATGCTTGCATCAGTCACTGACACACCATCAACACCGTCTGTCCCGTCCTTGCCGGGGGTGCCTGGTAGCCCTTGCTTACCATTGACGCCATCACGCCCTGGCTTACCATCTCGACCGTTGCGCCCATCGCTGCCGCTTGAGCCATCCCGCCCGTCTTTGATGGTCAGGACTCGCTTTTCAATGACATCGGTGACGTTATCAAACTTCTCGGTGATGTTGGTTTCAATCTTCTTGAAAGCCTCCACCACCATCTGCACATTCTCAGCAGCCTTGCGCTGCTGCATCTGCTTGACCTCGGACACAGAGTTGTTAACAGCACCAAAGATGTTGTCGGCAATGCCATCAACATTGGCATCGTTGAAAATTTTATCGATTGCCATAGTTCAACTCCGTTGCTAGTTTTTCGAGAAACTGATTTTCCATATCCACCACATTGCTCTTGGCGTTGCTCATTTGCAGTTCAACAATCTTGCTCTTGTTCTTGATGTCGGCTTCCTTGAGCATCAATTCTGCAATCTTGACGCGCTTGTCAAACTCTCTGGCGTTTGCTGAGTCTTCATTGGGCAGGTTCTTGGTCAGGCTGGCGCTCATCTTGGCCTGCACCTCGGCAGGCATCAACTGTGCCTCGGTCATCAGTTTCTGAGCCTCTGCCCTGTTCTGCTCGGCCTGCGTAGTGTTGACCGCAATCTGAGCCTGTGCTGCTTGCATCTGTAGCTGCTCTTGCATCATGGCCTTCTGCTGGGCGTTGGGGTCAGGCTGGCTCATCTGGTCAAGTGCCGCCATCAACTCAAACCTGTTGGTCAGGCTGCTGTTGTTGAGGATGCCTTTAAGTATCAACGGCAGGACAGGGGTGTTTGGCCCCAGGGTCTGCAACAGACCAATGAACTGCTGCTGCTCATGCTCTCTGGCAATTATGCCCAATGTCGCAGTCGGAATGAACTTCATGTCCACCGATGGGTAACGCTCTGGGTCAAACTGCATATAGCGGTAAGCCGCCTTCTCAATAAACGGTATCAGGAAGTCTTCTTGGAAGTTCACCAGGGTGCGCTTGTACTTCTTGATGATCGTCGCCACCGCCATGTTCATGCCGCCGCCATCTCTGGCCTGCTGGCTCACCATGCCCTGCGAGTCCAAGGTGCCTGTGGATTGCAACAGCATCCTCTCAAACTCCTTGGCGGTGTTGAGGTTGTTAAGGCTTGTCTCGCCAAACTTGAATGGGAACAGAATCTCGCTGGGGTTGCCGTTCACCAGTAGAGCCTTGCCTGGCTTCACTTCAAACTTGGCACCCCGCGGGAGTCGAGTTGCGTCCATCGCCATCATTGGTGATGTGGTCAACGCTAATGAGTCGAGGTGTGACCTGACTTGGGCGTCAATCGCCTTCTGCATATTGAACGCTTTCTCCACGGTCCCGCGCCCCAGCAGGCGGTTGGGCACAGTATCGTCCTGGTAGCTGATAACCGGGCGGTCCTTCATCATGTACGGGCTGGCCTCGGCCTTGAGCAGCATCCCGTCGTTGGCAATCACCACAATGGCCTCGACCATGTTGCTGTACTCGTCGGCTGCTGACTGCTCTGGGAACAGATCGACGATCTCCTCGTCCTTCTTGTCCAACAGTTCCCTCGGCACCAGACCGTAATAGGTCAGCAGCAGCACCTTCTCATCCTGGTACTGGCTGATCTCTTGGGTTGGCTCCAGGTCGGTGTCCTCATAGGTCGGGGTGATGTTCACCTTGCGGTAAATCCCCTTCTCAATGCCCTCCACCACCTTGTGAATACTGATGTACTTCTCAATCGCCACGCCCATGCAGTCATCAATGCTGGTGCCGTTGGGGTCAAACAGAAAATTCTTGGGGTTAATCGGCACAATCTTCACTGCCGTGCGCTCACCCTCCAGGACACCAATCGCAGCGGCGGTTTGGCCTGGAACTGGCCTGGTTGCGGCAATAAACGTCTTCTCTTGCTTGACAATGATCTCGCCAATGCCAGTACCGTAGATTTCAGCCATCAACTCAATCTGATCAATGGACTTTCTGATCTTGTCGAGCTTGAAATCCTCCATCAGTTGCGCTTTGAGCATCGCAACGTCAATGGGATTGTTGTTTACGTCCCGTAAATCGTCGGTAATGTCGAAAAACTCGCCCTGACCAAAGATTGCCTCCATGATCTCAGCGTGCCTTGTCTCCACGGCCTGCTGGGTGGCAGGGGTGACGATGCGGCTGCGCTCAGATTCCCTTGTTTTGTCCTCTGCTGCCCACTGCCCACGGAAAATACGCTCGTATTCCAGGTAACTTTCAAGGAAATTAGCGTTTCGGTAGTCGCGCCAGCGGTCGCAATGCTCGGTGACAAACGCAGTTAGGTCTTTGTCCTCCTGCGAGGGTTCATCAAACTCGTTTTGATCCATATTAAATCCCCGCAATGATGTCCATCGGTTCCCATTCCTCGGCATCCTCTGCCGCTTCAAAGTAACTGGTCACCGCCAACTGATCAATATAGCTCAAAGCATCAGGGCCATCATCATGCACCCCCTGGGCAGGGAACATCAGCAGTTGATCAGTAAACCAATCCCAATCCTCTTTGGAATTAAGCACAATCCTACCATGCTCAAACCTACCCTGTAGTGACCAGATTATCCTGTCAGCCTTTTTCCTATTCCCATGCGTCAAATCCACAATGTGGCTGTACACATTATTCTTCCGCATCAAGTCACTCAAGTACGGCAGCACAGCGTTCTTTAACGCACCACGCTCAACCCCAATGCTCAGTGGCCGATAGTCCCGCATCTTCATCAGTATCTTAGCGGCAGTCTCCCGAATGTCCCACCGACCATGCTCAATCTCTTTGACAAACCATTTCCCATCGTCAGTGACCTTCACCACGGCAATGGCGCTTTCGTCTAACCGCTTCTTAGCGTTAGCCGCCTGTCGCGCCACTTCCTCGAACCCGGCCAGGTCAACCGCCACAAAGTAGCTGCCATGCTCTGGCTCCTCGCCGTACTTCAGCCATTCCTCTTTAAACACATTGGACCCGGCATTGTCAAAACTTGCTAGGTACTCCTGCTTAAACGCAAAGCTGCTGAGGGTCTTTTTTGCGCTCTCAATCTCGTCAGGGTCAATCAGCGGGTTGTCCCGAGTGGTAAAGTGCCAGGACTTCCAATCATTATCCTCCTCGGTCTGCCCCAGCTTCCATAGGTCATGGAACCAATTCCTGCCCTTGGGCGTACCAATGAAGATGGCACGGCCCTTTTTATCTGACAAACTCGCCCTGATGACCTGCTCCCAGGCTTCGGGCTTAATATCCGCTACCTCGTCCAGCACGGCATAGGTCAGTGACACACCACGCAGGGTATCTGGCCTGTCAGCGCCACGCACATAGATTTTCGCACCATTAATCATGGTGATGTCCATGTTGTTGATATGGCTGTTCGTAATGACCTCCCGCCCCAGCTCCAGCAGCACATCCCAGATGATCTGCCTGCTCTGCCCAGCGGTAGGACTCACATACAGCACCGCGCTACCAGGTGGGCAGCGCAGAGCCTCTATCAACAACGTAGTCGCCGCCAGCCTGGACTTGCCGCACCGCCTGCCAGCCGCCACAACCTTGAACCGGGCTTCATCTGAAAACACCTCTTGCTGCCAGGGCAGCAGGCTAAAGTTCAGTTGGTTCATCGGCCTCAATCGTAAGTGGCGTACCACCAATGCCAGTGATATTTATTGTTACAGCAGTCCTTGCGCTTTTCTCGCGCTCAAACACGGATATTGGCATTGTCCTGTCTACGCACATCTTGATTGCCGCCATTTGGCCTGGATGATTGTCATCTAGCGCGATGTCAATCATCTTCTGCGCCACTTTTGAGCCGCCCTTAAAAATAAGCAGTTCGCGCATCTCCTTGCCGACAAGATATTGCGTCAATGGTAGTTTTGTGGTCATTGTGGTCATTTTACCTTTTTTTGTGGGGAGGGGGCACCTGTAAATTTTACAACTCAGCCAGCCCCCTCCCCCCCATCAAAACGCCCAGGTCACAAAGCAGACTGATCAGTCACAAAGCAGACTGCCAGGTCAGAATGTAGACTGACCAGTCACAAAATGCACCGATTAGGTGCATATGGTACGCAGCAGTACCATTCTAGACCTGTTAGTAACATAAGCGCTTGCTTATATAAGCCATCACTGATGTATCCAGGTGGTCTGGCGTGGTCATTGTGTGGGTCATGTGGTCAAGTGTGCCGACACTTTTCAGTCGCGCCAGAAACGTGAAACCCATACTAACTATATCATTATTTTCTTATATAAGAATTAAACAAACCATGACACACATGACACACCAGAGGGCTTTTTCAGAGGGCTAGACCATACCCGCGCCACTGCCCACAATCTGCCCACAAGTTGCCCACATTGACACACACGCATTAGGGTAAACACCTAGAAAATAGTTGCTGACAGTGCAATAAATAGTGTTACAGTACAAGCACTGGCAAACGTAGCCAGCAACACTAAAGGAAAGTACCATGCCAAAAATTCTAGGTTACATCGCATATGAGGGCCCATCGGCCATCGACGGCGCGCCGATTGTCGTCATCATCAACAAGATCGACACTGATTCAAAAAACGATAAGACCGGCGCAATCGTTCAATCATTCATCATCCGCTCGCACGTCAACCCCGTGCGCGCGCTACAGACCGGCGCCGATGCTAGTGTCTGCGGCCAATGCGCGCATCGGCCTAAACTGGCGCGCAGAACCGGCGCATCGCCATGCTATGTCCAAGTAGGTAAATCCGTACTATCAGTTTATAAAGCATACCGGCGCGGCCGGTACGTGCGCGCCGATGCAGCCACAATAGCGGCCGCTCTGGCCGGTAAGATAGTCCGCATCGGCACCTATGGGGATCCATTCGCCGCACCGGCCACAATGTGGGCGCAGATCACCCGGTATGCACTAGGTCGGCGCGGTTATACGCACCAATGGGACCGGCCAGATTTTGACGTGCAAGCGTGGGCGCCGCTTGTAATGGCTAGTGCAGACACAATCGATCAAGCCGCCAAAGCTAACCTATTAGGTATGCGGGTATTCCGGGTTTCTATCGGTGTCGACGTGCAGCCGGGCGAGGCATCATGCCCGGCCAGTGCTGAAGCCGGTAGAAAATCGACGTGCGCTAAATGCACATTGTGCGCCGGTACTAGCATCAAGGCGCGCGATATCGTCATCGCCGACCATGCAGCCGGCCATGCGCGTCGGGTCATCATGCTAGCTACAGCCTAATGCCCGACTATGAGCGGCCCGGCTGGCCGCTCATGGGCGCGCATTCCGCACGCTATAACCTAAGGACTAACATCATGGCCTACACGTTGAAAAAATCAATTGTCGGATTGTCGTTTGAAGACATTATTCGGATATACGACAACAATCCGAGTATGACCCTGCGCGAGTTGTCTAACCTCACGGGGTTGGCCGTGCCTTTCCTTAAATCGCTATTAATGCAGAAAAAAGTATGACCCTGCCAGATATGCTGCGCGACTACAGCATCGCCCAGCTACTTGATTTTGCCGACTCGCTAGACCCTAATAATGGTTGGCGCGAGTCGATCAGCGAAGACGACTCTATAACCCGCGACTCGCTGGCCGACGCCATGTTAGTCGCATACGACGACATTGATACTCATGCTTGGATCAATAAACCATTTGCAGCTGGGCGTCAAGTTGACATCGACAAAATCTTGCAGCTACTGCAAAAAGCGCAAGCCCTAGGGTTGAATTTTGATATTGGCAGCGCGTATATCCGGCGCAGCTATATCGACGAACAAACCGCGCTCAATGCTGAAATTAACGCAATATTGAAGGACTTCAAATGATTAAGACTATGAATGCCCGATACGCCGGGTTCGACTCGCGCACCGGCGCCAGTATCAGGCCCGGTGATCAGATCCAATACGACACCGCCACCAAACGAGCATGGCTATCGGAGCCGGGCGACATGGCCGACATGGGCGACGAACAACAAGACGTTATCGATCATCCTAGTCGCTATAACCCGACCTGGGTGTCTCACGTCTGGACATCGGCTAGCGGTCGCGAGTACTACCGCAACAAAGCCGGGCGCTGCGAGGATGCGCCGTGTTGCGGGTGTTGCACAGCATGAGAGCCGCGACTCTCCTGCTGGCCCTGCTCATGCTGGCCGCGCTACTGGCTGGCGCCCTACACTATTTCGACGTGCTAGTCGCGTGATGGACTATGAGCGGCTACGCTGGCCGCTCATGGGCACTCATGCCAATAACCTAAAGGTACATTATGAAGAAAATTATCAACGGCAAAATCTACAATACCGACACAGCCACGCGCATCGGCAGCCACGTCCATAGCCATCGGGGTGACTTCCAGTTTGAAGATACCGACCTGTATCGCACGCCCAAAGGTGCATTTTTCGTGCAGGGCACGGGCGGCGCCTACAGCCGGTGGTCGCGGCCATGTGGGAGTAACGGCATGACCGGCGGCCACGGCATACAGGCCCTGACCCCAACCGAGGCGCTGGCGTGGTGCGAAGACTCGGGCATCGACGCTGACGTTATTGCTCAATATTTCTCGGTGGAGGAAGCATGAAGACCATTACCCTCAACCGCGCACGTTACACGGTGCGCGACGACCGGCACTCATTCTTGTCGGACATTCTCAAACTCACGGGTAAGCACAAGCCGGTCAAATCAAAGGGCGGCGATCGGCGCCTATACCCGACCGACGGCAACGTCAGCACGGCGGCTTATGTCGCGCAGTACTACGCGCTCAACTCAACTCATCGAAACTTTAAAGCCTGGGGGGCGCCCTACGGCAACGAGAATACCCTGGCGGGTTTCTATGAGAATCTTAGCGACCGCCTGACCCTGCCAATGGGCGAGGATAGCCTGGAGGTCTGCCATGAGGACTGAATTCCACAATGAAGAGTTTATGATCACCAGCGAGGTCATGCAGATCCCCGACGGGCGCTGGCGCGTCCTGCTGCGCGACGACGATAGCGGCCAGACAGTCGGCCCGGCGCGGTTTTACGCTATTCAGATCGACGCCTTAAAGTATGCGGAGGGGCTATGCGCCTGACTGACCCCAAGACCATGCAGGAACTGCTGGCCGACGGCTGGACTCGGGATCAGGTTTACGGCGCCGTCAAGCGCGGCGACCTAGTCAACCTCAACCGGCTCGACGCCTGGGGGCGCATACGGCGGGGGCCGGGCCTGTTCGGCCAGCCAGCCGGGCCGGGCGTCACCTTCACGG